CGAGCCCGTGTTGCTTCATGTGTTCTGCTTGAGTTGTTACGACCAAATTCTCCGGATCGTTATTCAGCTTATTTCCATCTTCGTGATGGACGACTTCGTGTTTCTTGAGCGGTCGTCCAAGTATTTGTTCTGCAACTACGCGATGTTCATGTCGGCCCATGCATTTGCGATACGATTTACCGTTTCCCTTTCCTCTTTGAGCGTCACCACTCTTAATCGCGTTCTGCCTGCCGATTCTGGCGTTGTATTCCGGGCCTTTTAATGCGAGCCAGATACATCGTTTTGAGCAGTAGCGCGGCTCGTGCCTTTTTGGCGGGGTAAACTCACGACCGCAAACGACGCAATTTCTTGGCGATGGCCTCATGCCTGCAATCCTTCCTTTTCCTGCAGTTGATCGTATGAGCTCGAGGTGGAGCGCTCCATATAGCGGGCTTCCATCCACGGCAGCGGGTCCGGCCAGCAGATACGCGGCGAGTAGGCGGGCCAGGTGCCGCGTTTCATGCAGTCCTGCCAAGTGCGGATCGCATCGGCCACCTTCTGATCGCCGAGCGCGAGGAACGCAGGCGGCATGCCAATGAATGAGCAGGCGTAGGGTGGCTCGATCTCCTGCACGAGAAAAACGAATGACGGCGGGCGCGGTAATTGCCTGGAAAGTTTTTGCAGACCGTATAAATAGAACGCCGCCTGCACGTCGCCCCCGAGCGTGATAAGCGATGAACGAATCCACGAACTCGGCTCTGCGCTCGCGCTCGTTGTCTTGTAGTCCAAGATCAACGAATAATCATTCGCCAGCCAATCAAGGCGCGCGCGGCACCACGCATCGCCATCATTCCAGATGATCGTCTGCTCTGGCTTTCCGTCAGCAAGTGTGATGCCCGAGAGGTCCGGGCAGTTGGCGATGGCCTGCACGGCTTGATTCACCATGAGTTTGATCGCCGGAGCTTTCGATGCGAGGACCGGGATGAATCCACGAAGGCGAGCGTCATCGCGTTCATCCCTCGTCGCCTGCTTGCGCCAATCCTCGGCATTGATCACGTGAACGCGGTCGAGCCCCTGCAGCAACGCCTCGTGAGCAGCGGTGCCAAAATCGAAGTCGGAACGCTCTTCGGCTACGTAACCGGGATTCAGGCGTGGATGCGCGGTCCAGGCATGGGCCGGTGATTGGTTGATGAGCAGCTTCGCCACACTGGACGATAGCGACGGCTGCTGGCAAGGGTCCGTGTGATAGACCGCAGCGGCCATGTCGTAGATGCCGGGTTTCAATTTCTTCTTGCGGGCCATCATCGTCTCCGATTCAATTCTTCCGCCTGCCCATGCCGCGGGTCATCCAGCCGCTCGTCCTCATGGCTCCAGAAATGCTCATCGCAGCAGAAGGTGCGCTCGCCGTGGTCGAACTTGCAGCCGCATGCCTCCTCGCCCTTCGGCGTCTTGCAGACATTGCAGATGATGCCGATGTAGATGTGGCCGCATTCAAGGCATGTGAAGGTTGAGGGTTTGGTTAGCATGGGCTGAAGAATTGCAGGGCGACGATGCTCTCGCCCAAGTAGGTTTGAATGACGGTGGAGCATCGCTTCACCGATCCATCGTCCTGATAGGCGTACTGGCTCGATACTGCACAGGAGGAGATCAGCAAACAAAGCAGGATGAGCACTACCCTATCCATCGCTGCCGGTCCTGTCGTTGGGCCTGGTCAGGTACTGCTCCAGTCCCTTGATTGCCGCCAGCACGAAGGCGTCAACGAGCGCCAACGCATCCTCATTCGAGACAAGCGGGTTGTTCTGCGTCACCTGCTTGTGAACGAGCAGTTGAATCTTTCGCGCCGCCTCCATGCGGTAAGCTTGCGCGGTGTCATCGCGGTTAGGCATTGTTATTCTCCTTCGCTCGGTAAACTCGGATAATTCGGGCGTGGGCCTTGACATGCTCGGCCTCGGTCGTGCCGCATTGCTGGAATCGCTTGTCGCGGAAGATGGCGCCGATGGCGTTCGGGGGGAGCACGTCGAGATCGCACACGCGGCGGACGTCGTTGATGGATACCGTGCCGGTGCGCTCGGCAAAGGACAGCGCCCAGCGGCGGCAGGCTTCGATCAGATCGCGCACCGCTACGTTACGGGTAACGTGCAGAATGCCAGCGTCACGCAGAGCGCGGCCGGCGAAAAGATCGCGGGTCATGCTGCACCCGCGTAAAATGGAGGGTTAGACGGTACTGCGACAGTCGCGGCCGGGTCGGTGGCCGGATCGTGGCGGATCGGGTTCATAGGATGGAATTGCCGCATAAATCATGCCCGGCGCTTGAGCAGGTTCGCCACTTGGGACGGGTGCCAGTTGAGGTTGCCGCGCGGGGTCGAGACGCCCCTGTCGGTGAGCCCCCGGGCGATTTCCCGCAATGTGGAATAGCCGTGGCGGGTAAGCTCGCGCACGATCGGCATCACCTTCACCGCGAAGTCGTCGGCCTGGCGTTTCAAGGTCGCCACCCCCAGCTTGTTGCCGTGCATGGGCGAGGGAGAACCTAGCGCGAGGATTCGATGGGTGACAACGCCGCGTGAATCCTTGACCTCATGGTATCCCTGTTTCTTGATCTTGTTGCTGACGGTTTGTAATGCGGCTGACGTACGCTGTCCGATCAGGTCGCTTTCGTGTTCAGCGATCGCCGCGAGCAGGTGAATCGTCAGCTTGTTCGCGTGCGGGTTGTCACACGCTACGAAGTTGATTCCAGACTCCATAAGTGCCGTCATCGCGTGTACGTTGCGGTAGAGGCGGTCGAGTTTGGCGACGATCAACGTCGCCTTTTCCTTGCGGCACATTTCGAGCGCCTTCATCAACTGCGGGCGCTTCCTTGTGCGTCCTGACTCGATCTCGGTGAAGCTGCCGATCAGCGTCCAAGGCCCGCCGTTCAGATATGTATTGACAGCCTCGCGCTGTGCTTCCAGCCCGAGGCCAGAATCCCCCTGCTTCTTCGTGGAAACACGGTAGAGCGCGACGTAGCGGCCGGTGTGTGGGCGCCCGTGGCTGCGGTCTGGGGTCATGCGATCCTCCTAGTAGTTGCCAAGCATCTTGACGATATCTCTGTGATGCCTTATTGTCAAGCCCTCAAATGCGCCCATTGTGTAAAACACAGGAGCCACCAGTGGCAAACGAGCTTAAACCCATGATATTTCGGCTGGCCCCGCAGGACAAAGCCCGCCTTGTAGCCCATGCCAATCGCACCCGCACCCCGATGTCGGCCATCATCTACAACGCCCTGATGCATTACCTGGACGAGAACGAGACGCCGACTGAGCGCTTGCGCAGAGTCACGGAGGACGTAGCGTGAGCACCCTCCTCGGCTGGACGATTTCGCAATGGGCAGAGGCGGCGGGATGGTACGAGCTGGTCAATAAATGCCTGCCAGAACGCACGCTCGCCGGCGCGAGGATTATTCGCCATACATGGTTTACGAACAGGATGGACGAGCCCGGCAACCAGCGGATCATCGAAGTCGCGCACCTCATGAATTACGCTTGGGCGAACTCCATGTTCGAGAACGTGATCCGCGAAAGCGGGTGCGCGACTTCAGCGAGCTGGACCAGGAAAACGTGATCGTTCCCGCTATCGTCGGTGGTTGATGGCATTTACGTTCTCTTCTCAGCAGCAGCAATATCCAACGGGCATGCAGCGCATGGTCGATGAGTTCGCGCGCCAGCTGTACGACACAGGTTTAATACGCCAGGTGACCGTAGAGCGCAATATAGGCACGCTCGTTCAGGATTTTACGGTTAGGTTGACGGATAGTCGTTGCATGAGATGGGCGATCACCGACGAGGCATTGGCGATGGGCGGGGCCGAAGCATTGCGCTATTGGTTTGAGCGTATCGAGAACGATATCAGGCTGGCATCGGGAGCGGACGCTAACACAATTTACATGCGCCAAGATATATGGCCAGCGCCGCTCTTTGACCTGCATCGGCACAGCGAGGAAGCGGACAGCCGTGCATCGGAGTTGTTCAAGCTGATGGTTGGCACTGAAGCATTCGCGATACTCGATGCGGGCAAGCCGCTGCCAATCATGGGTAGCCAAGGCACGGCCTATACGCTTCACAAACGTGCCTCGTACTGCGTGGAGCGCGTGAAAGACGGAGCAAAACTCTGTGCGGTCGTGCCGGGTGTGCCGTTGTGGGATCACTTGCTCGGTATCAAGTTGATGGTCGAGAATGATGAGCCGCGCTTCCTCAAGACGGCGAACGTGTCAGCCGGCAGTTACGGCGGACTCACGCTCACTCAGGCATTTATTGATGAATATGCACAGATCGTCGACGCAGGCTACAGAGCATCAAATCCAATCGGCTTTCGTTGAGCTGTGCCGCCTCCACGAGTCGCGCTACCCTGCCCTGCAGTTGGCCTACGGGATACCGAATGCGGGCGCCGGCGCATCCCGCGGTCGAGCCGGCAAGATGAAGGCTGAAGGCGCGCGCCCGGGGATCCCCGACTGGTGCCTGCCTGTCGCCAATAGGCAACACATTGGCCTTTTCATCGAATTCAAGAGGAACAAGTACCGCAAGGCCGAACTCCATCAGCGGGCACTGCACTCGCGGCTGCGGCTGGCCGGCCACCAGGTCGAGGTGTGCTGGGATGTCGAGCAGGCGTGGTTGGTGGTTAAGCGCTACTTTGGCAACGTCCAAAATACAAGCGTCCCGGCTGTTGACTGAACGGCTGGACACAGGCAGACTAGCGCCATGCCCCAAGAATCGCACGCCACGAACCCAGGCGAAGGCTCCCCACATCCACGAGAGGTTTTGTCGGTCGAGTCTGATCACCGCTGCGATCAATGTGGTGAGGGATTCGTGCCCAAAGTACGATGGCAGCGGTTCTGTGCTCAAGCATGCGCTCGGGCGTGGTTCGAGAAAGAGCGCAAGGCCGCGATCGCAGCGTGGCGCCGAGGCTCCACGTGAAATATGCCTGACCGGATCATCCGCGATGAGCTGCTCGAGTCGGAGCGCTGGCTGAGTCTCAAGGACAATGCCGATCGGCTAGCATTCCTGGCGCTGCTGCTGAAAGCTGACAGCCTCGGCAACTTCACCGCGGAACGCTACCGGCTGATGCGACTGTGGCGAGACTATGGAATCAATACGCTGGCATTGGTCGCCAAGACTCTCACCGAGTTGATCGACCACGACCTGATCAGGCTATACCCAATGGACGGCAAAGAACTTATCCACATCCCCCGCTTCGGCCAGCGCAACACTCGATACCTCAAGCGCATCTATCCATTATCACCTTGGACAACCACTGAACAAAAACAACTACTTGAACATTACGCACAGCGTGACCACAGCGCGCTCACACTGTCCTCACAACCTAAGATAGGAAAGGATAGGAAAGGAAGTACTCTTGGTCTTACTGAGTCTCCTACACGTCCCAAGATCAAACCCACACTGAAACATCCCCCATCAGCCGAACACCAACCCAACCTCGAACGCGAAGCGAAAAGCCGACGCATCGCCGAACTCGTCATCGAAGATAGACTCGACGAAGCCCGCGCACTCAGCCAAGAAAACACACCATGAAAATCCCACGCAAACCACCCACACTCGAAGCCAGGACAGAACGCGAGGGATTACTCGAGCGCTGCGCACCCTGGACCGTCCTACCCACCACGCCAAAGTTCAGCGCATTCACCACCAAAGACAGCATCAACCTCTTCAGGGTATATGATGCTCTCGCAGCACACGCAGATCGCAATGGCCTCGTGCAAGTCGGCCGACAACGCATCGCTACACTCCTCAGTATCCACAAGGACACCGTAGGCAAAGCAATCAAGCGACTCATTGAACGCAGACTCATCGAGCTCGCATGGAAGAAACCCATCGCACACAACCGCTTCATCTGCGTCTACCGCATCAACTTCTTGAGACCACGGAAAGACACGATATCAACAGGGATGACCTACATGCATGCGCACCCACTCAACCGCGCACGTCGCACACCCACAGCCTTGGCCGCTTGACCCTATGTCCAATCCTCAAACGCTCGTAAGCACTCTGGACAGGACGCCAATTGTCCTTCCCAATCAAGGCACTGCAAGCGCACCGATGCTAGCCTGGGATCCACGTACGCAAAGCCGCGCACCGACGACCCCCACCTTATCCCCCCCGCCCCCCTCGGCCCTGTCGTGGGGGCTCTCTCTCAAATTTTTTTCTTCCCATGCATTTAGCAATTGACCTGGACGGATTGCGCCATAACGCGGACTCGTTCTACTGCGCGAGTTCCGGCAGCAAAGCCCGCAAAGCCGCCTCTGCCGCAATCGCCAAGATTCCTTTCGTCTTGGCACGGCATATCGCTGCGGCATGGAAGCCGAGGGAGTTCGCATGAGCGACTCTCCTCCCGATCTGAATCCTATTCCTCCGGTGCCGCGTGGGGATCCTGATTTTCCTGATTTGAGGGATTTTGGTGGTGTGTCGCGGGTGCGGCGTGAGATGCGGCGATCGGCGACGATCATGGCGAATCGGGAGGCGATTGCGTGGCACATGTTGGCGATGGGTTCGACGGTGATTACCGATGTGGTGGGGTGGAATGAAGCGGGCGAGTTGAAATTTGTTCCTTCCTCCAAGGTTGATCCGCGGCATATCGGGATGGTGAAGTCGATTGAGCAGCGGCTGGACAAGGCGGGCAATGTCGTTGGCATAAAGCTTACGTTATACGATCGGGTGGCGGTGTTGCGGTTGTTGGCTGGGGCTGCTGGGTTGTTGCGGAAGGATGCGGATGATGACAAGCCGGCGGTGATGGGTGTGCGTGTGCGGGGGCCGAAGCGAAAGACGGTGACGGTGGAGCAGGAGAAAGAGTGATGGGTGATGCGTTGGAGATTGTTTTGCAGCGGCACCGTGCGATTTGGCGGGAGCGCTTGTGGTGGGCGGCGGTGATGGCCGGGGGCGTGGGTGCGCTCGTGGGTTACGTGGCGCGGTGGATATTCGAGTGAAACCATTGACGCAGGAGTTGCTCGAGGCGCGGGCGAGGAATGAGGCGCGGCTACGCGAATTGGACAAGCCGGTGAAGCCCGCGACGACGGGAACGAGTTACGCAGCCGCACGCATGAACTGCCCGAATCACACGGGAGCGGCGGACAAGATTCGCGATGCGCTGCGCCACGCGGCCGGGCCGTTGTCCGTCTACAAGCTGCATCTGGCGACGAGTCTTGATACCGCTGTCATACGCCGCGTGCTGACGCAGTTGATGAACGGCGGCGGTGTCGTATCGCTGCCGGGTATCAAGGCCCGCGTTTATTCGCTCTACGCGAGAGTGCCGAGGGAAAAGCATCACTCGGGCTCGGGGCAGGTGGCGGGCCGCATCACGATACCGCAGTTCAATTGGAAAGGTACGAGGCTGGGATGAATCACTGCGAAATCGGTGACTGCCGCGAGATCATGCGCCGCTGGATCGACGATGGCGTCAAGGTGCAGATGTGCGTGACGAGTCCGCCGTACTGGGGTTTACGGGATTACGGAGTACCCGGGCAGCTCGGCCTCGAATCCACGCCCGAGGAATACGTCGCCAACATGGTCGAAATGTTCCGGCTGGTGCGCGAGCTGCTGGCGGATGATGGGACGCTGTGGCTGAATCTCGGGGACTCGTATTGCGCCAGCCCTAAGGGCAATCTTAACGGCCAAGACAAGAGTGGGCTGACGTCTACCAGAACTCAGGAGGCGTCGATTGTGGGGTTCTCAAAGCGCGGCAGCAATGTTCCACAGACCAAGAATCCCAACGTCTCTTACCCAGCCGACGCAGGACATCGTCGCGTCTACATTCCCGGACTTAAGCCCAAAGACCTCGTAGGCATCCCGTGGGCTGTAGCACGCGCACTCCAAGCGCCCTACTACACTGGACGGATTCCTAGAGAGCGTGATCGGGTTTGGTTGGCCGCCATGATTGATGGCGAGGGAAGCATTTGCGGATTTGATCATGACAGAGCGGACGGTGGTGGCCATAGGAGCGGGGTCCACATCACAATTACCAATACGTCAATTCCGCTGCTTGATGAGGCTGCGCGCATTTGGCCTACAAGTCGCAGCGAGCATCAACGCCCTTATGCTGGACATTTAGGCACCAAGATTTCCTATCGCTGGTTGGTTCACAGCGTCGAAAACAAACTCGCTGTGTTACGCGAATTGTATCCGCACCTGATCGCAAAACGTCAGCAGGCCACCGTCGCTTATTCAATGCTACTGCTCATGGCAGATGCGAAGCGCCTCGGGCACTCGTCTCAGAAGGATGCGACGTTAGAAAAGCGGGCACTTCTGACTGCGCTACTTTCCGATCTCAATCACCAACGCCCAGTGACGCTTCCTGATTGGTTGACGGAGCCGCCAAGTCTCTTTGAACCGGGCTGGTATTTGCGCAGCGAGATTACCTGGTGCAAAAAGGTTCCGATGCCAGAATCCGTTACTGACAGGCCGACTTCTGCGACGGAAAAGATTTTCCTGCTCAGTAAGTCCGGACGCTACTACTACGATGCCGATGCCGTGCGTAACCCGCCGTCAGAAGCGTTCTTGAATGATCCACGATGGGAAACAGGATCAACTCTTGAGAACGAGAAAGACGGGTACGAGGCTGCTGGAGCGCAGAATCCGAAGAAGCTGCATCGCATGTTCGACAAGCAGCGCGGCCACTCCAGACCCCACGCGGGGTTCAATGACCGATGGGACTCCATGCCGAAGGCCGAACAAATGAAGTTCGGCAGCAACATGCGGAATTACTGGGTACTGGGGCCAGAGCCGTACCCGGAAGCGCATTTCGCCACCTTTCCACGTGAGATTCCGCGACGTTGCATCCTCGCTGGCTCGCGCTCGGGTGACATCGTGCTTGACCCCTTCATGGGGAGCGGAACCACTGGAGAAGTGGCGCAGAATCTCGGACGTCAGTGGTTGGGCTGCGAGTTGAATCGGGATTACGTTCCGCTTCAACACGAACGCACGAAGCAACTTGGGATGGTGCTATGAGCGTCATTGCCGAGAAGCGCGTCGATCTCGATGTCGATTTTACGAACGCGCCGACCGTTTTCGATTTCTTCGAGGACGATTCGTTCGTCACCGGCATCATGGGGCCGGTGGGAAGCGGAAAATCGTACGGGAGCGCGGCAAAACTCATGATGAAAGCGCTGGAGCAGAAGCCCTCCCCACGCGACGGCATCCGCTATTCGCGCTGGGCGGTGGTGCGCAATACGTACGGAGAACTGAAAACCACGACGCTCAAAACCTGGACGGAGTTGTTCCCCGAGCACCAGTGGGGGCGGCTCCTGTGGACGCCGCCGATCACGCACCACATCCGCATGCCGAAACGCGGCAAGATTCCGGGGCTCGACGCGGAGTTCATGTTCCTCGCGCTCGACCAGCCGAAGGACGTTCGCAAACTCCTCTCGCTCAACATCACCGGCTATTGGGCGAACGAGGCCCGCGAGCTCGGTTTCTCCATCATCACGCATCTGAATCGACGCTGTGGACGATTTCCAGATAAGAAGATTCACGGCGGCCCGACCTGGCGCGGCGGCATTCTCGACACCAACGCCACCGACGAGGATCACTGGTGGTATCGCATCGCGGAGAAGGAGCGCCCCAAGGGCCGCTTCAAGTGGAGTTTCTACAAGCAACCGCCGGCCGCCTTCGAGCTGAAGGGCGAGCCCACCGCCGAGGAGGCCGATTCCTGCATTTTCGCTGCTGGCCGCTGGTGGCGCTTCAACCCGGACGCGGAAAATCTCGCGCACCTTCCGGAAGGCTACTACGAGCAGCAGATGGCGGGTGTGAAACTGGACGAGATCCGGTGTTATGTGGCCGCGCAGTACACGTTCGTCGCCGACGGCAAGCCGTTCTGGCCGGAGTTCGACCAGGAGGCGATGACGGGCGAGCCGAAATTGGCGAAGGGCATTCCGCTACAGGTGGGACTTGATTTCGGCTTGACGCTGAATCCCGCCGCCGCCTTCGGCCAGCGCATGCCCGACGGGCATTGGAACATCCTCCACGAAATCGCTCTCGACGAAATGGGCCTCGAGCGCTTCGGGCAGCGGCTCCTCTCGGATATGCAGCTCCACTTCCCGAACGAGAAAGTAATCGCCTGGGGCGATCCCTCGGCCGAATCACGCGATCCGGTCTACGAGCGCGTGTGCGCGGATTATCTGCGCGGGCTCGGGCTGCAGTTGCGCCCCTGCGAGACCAACGATGTGGACGCCCGGCGCGACGCCGGCGCCGCCCCCATGCTCCGGAGAAATGGCCTTACCATCCATCGCAACTGCAAGTACATGGTGAAGGCGTTGGCCGGCGGCTACCACTTCAAGCGCGTGCGGGTCGGCGGCAAGGACTTCTTCCGCGACAAGCCGAACAAGAACCTGCTCTCGAACATCGGCGATGCCTACGGCTATCTCATGCTCGGGGGCGGGGAGTACCGAAAGCTGACGCGCGCCGCGCCACTCAATCCCGCCTTCGCGCAGGGCAGTTTCAGCGCCAAGACGGACTTCGACGTGTTTGCGGCGTGATGCCGATCGACTACTCTACCTATCCGCCGGACTGGAAACTGCGCAGCCGGTTCGTGCGCTTCTACAGGGCGCGCAATCGCTGCGAGTGGTGTGGTGCCGAGAACGGTAAATCGCATCCACTGACCGGCAGCCGCGTCGTGCTCACGGTCGCGCACGTCTACGATATGACGCACGCGAACGCGAGTCTCTTGAACCTCGCCGCGCTCTGCCAGCGCTGCCACCTGAATCATGACCGAGCGCACCACATGGAAAATGCCTGGAAAACACGCCGGCTGAAAAAGGCGAATGGCGAACTCTTTTGACGCGGAAGCCCTCAACGCCGCCCTCCCCCGCCCGGCGGATACCTGGATCGTTCCCTTCGCCGATTACCACTTGATCATCGTCGGCGAGCCGCACCAGGCGCTCATGGAACAGGTGCGCCACGGCCCCGCATTCACGCTGATCCACGAAGGGCGGATCGCCGCGTTGTGGGGACTCGTCCTCCTTTGGCCGCACGTGGCCGAGGCGTGGATGATCGCGACCCCGCAGTTGAAGCCGATCGCCATCCCCTTCACCTACGGCGCGCGGCGCTTCTGCGCTATCGCCGCGCAATCACTCGACTTGCATCGGATGCAGATTCACGTGCAAACTTCAAACGCTGTGTTTCTGCGCTGGGCAGTTGCGGCGCGCTTTCGCCCCGAAGCAGTGCTGAAACGCTATACCTCGACCGGCGAGGACGTTTACGTGATGGCGAGATTTTTCAAGGAGCAGCCATGAAAGAAATCGGCAAGGTACTTGACCCGCTCGGAGGCACGATGAAAGTGGCCGGCCCCATGTTGGGCGAGGGCGGATCCGCTCCAAAAGGGGCTGGCGATCAGCCGATCCTGGCACGGCAGGAATCAGAAGCCGATGTCGAGCGCCGCCGCCTG